ATCGTTCCGCAGGGTCAATATACGCATTCGTTTAAGGTGACAAACAGCGCGGGGCTTGAGCTTCCACCTATATTCCAGAACACAGTTGCGGTGGTGCGAGTCAATGACTAAGAACGTCGGAGGTAGGCCCACAGTAATGACGCCAGAGGTAATCCAAAAACTTGAGGATGCATTTAGCTGGGGATGCACTGACTTAGAAGCTTGTTGTAATGCCGATATAAGCAAAAGCACTCTGTATAACTACTGCGAAGAGAACCCAAAGTTTATGGAGCGTAAGGAGGTGCTTAAAAACCAACCAGTCATGAAGGCCAGGCGGGTTGTAATAGCGGCGCTTGAAGATGACGACATAAACACGGCTCATAAAGTTATAGACAGGAAGGAAGGGCAGAAAGTCACTCAGACAACTGTTGATCTAACCCATGAGCAATGGCTCGATACGCTTGAGTGATAAACGTCAAAGACTAAAGGATGATTTCGAGTATTACGCTCGCAATTGCCTAAAGATACGCACAAAGTCAGAGGGGTTAAAACCTCTTACCCTTAACGACGCTCAGATGTATATCCATAAGCGGCTTGAGCAGCAAGTCACTGACACTGGCAAGGTTAGGGCTATCATCTTAAAGGGCAGACAACAAGGCGCGTCCACATACGTTGAGGGTCGCTTTATATGGCGAACAACTCATAACAAAGGCACTAAGGCGTTTATACTGACGCATGATGGTGAATCGACTAACGCACTGTTTGAAATGACTGAGCGATACTATGAAAACTTGCCGTCATTCGTTAAGCCCACAACATCAGCGGCTAACGCTAAAGAGATACATTTTGACGCGCTTGACTCGGGATATAAGATTGGTACGGCGGGAAACAAGGCAGTTGGCAGAGGCCAGACTATACAATACTTTCATGGCTCAGAGGTTAGTTTCTGGGTTAATGCCAGTGAACACACCAAAGGCATCATGCAAGCGGTACCAGACGCAGATGGAACAGAAGTAATATGGGAATCAACGGCCAATGGCGTGGGTAACTTCTTTCATGAGCAATGGAAGCTAGCAGAGAAAGGGTTAAGCGAATTTCAGGCTATATTTGTCCCGTGGTTCTGGCAAACCGAGTACAAGAAAGCAGTGCCAGAGGATGCTAAATTCACAGATGAAGAAATGCGACTACTGGAAGATTACTCACTAAGTAGAGAGCAACTATTCTGGCGTAGAATGAAGATATCAGAGCTAACAACCGATGGCGTTGACGGCTCAAAGGCATTTAAGCAGGAATACCCGATGAATGCAGCCGAGGCGTTCCAAGTCTCAGGTGGTGACGGGTTGATACAGGCCAATGCTTGCATGTCTGCACGTAAGAGAAAGGTTTCAGGTAGTGGCCCTCTAATTGTTGGCGTTGACCCTTCAAGGGGCGGCGATAGATTCGCAATAGTTAGGCGGCAATCTCGCAAGATGTACGGTATGGAAGCATATAAGGGCGAACAGTGCGACAAGCTAGGCAAGAATGTAGCTATCTGTAAAGAGGTGCTTGATACGGTGGACGTAGAGGCGGGCAAGGTGCCTGATATGATGTTTATAGATGCTGGTGGTGGTGCTGACATTGTTGATAGGCTGCACGAGCTTGGTTACAAGTCCAGAGTCAAAGCTGTTTACTTTGGGTCTACCCCACTAAAGCCTAAGAAGTACAAAAATAAGCGAAATGAAATGTGGGGCGAGATGGCTGACTGGATGGTTGACGAGTCACTACCAGTTGAAATACCAGATGATGACGAGATGCAAGCTGATTTATGCGCCTCCCCTTTTGAGCGAGATTCTAACGATAGGCGCGTATTGTGGTCAAAAGAAAAGATTAAATCAAAGTACGGGTTTAGCCCAGATTATGGTGACGCTGGCGCTCTTACATTCACAGAGCCGGTTAACACAAACAAGAAAACAAAATTGAGGTTTAATAGCGTATGTCAGTAAATAAAGATTTTAACGACCACAGCAAAGTATTGCTGATGATATCGGAAGCGCAAGACGCAACCACTGACGCGAGGCAGGCTGTTAGAGATGCCAAGTTATTCCTCAACAAGCGCGATGGTCAGTGGGACCCGTATGCTTGGGAGAAACTAGAGGGTCGATATCGCGGCACGTTTGACATGTGTACGCCAATCGTTGACCAGATTAGTGGTGAGATAGAGGAAAGCGATTTTAGTCTAAACATATCTCCAAGTGGCGGTGACTCATCTGTGTCAACTGCTAAGACGTTTGACGGTTTGGTCAGAAACATACGCAACATATCTAATGCCGAAACTGTATTTAATGCGGTGTCTCGCTCCAATGTAATTGGCGGCTTCGATGCGGTTGAGATAGTACAAGAGTACATTGACGCTGACTCGTTTGACCAAGACCTGATTATTAAGCAAGTGCCTAACGCTGTTGATTCGGTATGGTTTGACATTGGCTCGACGCTGCAAGATGCGTCCGATGCTAAGTGGGCAATTAAGCTAATCTCGATAACAGCTGCAGACTACAAAGAACAATTCCCAGATGGTTCCGGTGTAAGTATCGGTGATGATAGAAAGAACACAGCGTTCTTTGATGTTGCTGACTTCATCACGGTTGGTCAGTTGTACTTCAAAAAGAAAGATGATGTTGAGTTGGTTAAGATGTCGGACGGCTCAGTCTATCGCAGGGACGAGAACTTTGCTCTTATCCAAGACGAGATGGCTGCGGCTGGCATCACTGTCGAGGACACTAGAATCAGAGAGGGTTGGCGCGTACATTCCAGATTACTTGACGGGTCTGATTGGCTTGGCGAAGAAGAAGAAACAGTGTTCAATGACATTCCGCTTGTACCGATATACGGTAACTTTGACATCTTTGAAAACAAACATATCTATTTTGGTAAGCTTGAGAAGTTATACGACCAGCAACGCGTTTTAAACTATGCGATGAGCCGTGATATTGAAGACGGTGCGTTATCTCCTAAGGTCAAATACTGGGGTACGGCTGAACAGATTGAAGGGTATGAAGATACCATTCAAAGCCTGAACACAAACAACGACCCAATGCAACTATATAACCATGTTGAAGGGCAGCCAATGCCAAATCAGCAGGGTGGTGTACAGGTTAGTTCTGGATTGCAAACCACAATTGCCAACACTCAGCAAATGATAAGTGCCAGTGCCAACAGCTTCAACGCACAGCAGGGTAACGCACAGCCAATGCAGTCGGGTATTGCAGGGCAACAACAGATAGACCAGGGAAACATCGGTTCAATTAAGTGGTTTAAATCTCTTGAGGTCATGATCTGCCAAGTGGGTAAGGTGCTGATTAAAGCAATCCCCAGAGTGTATGACGCAACAAGACAGGTGCGTATCATGGAAGAAGACGGGACAAGCTCAATGGTTGTTATCAATCAACCGTATCTTGACGAGCAAACAGGTCAGAATGTAACCCTCAACGATTTATCTCAAGGTGACTATGATGTGGTATGTGATTTTGGTCCAGCGTTCAACAGCCAGCAGAAAGAAACAACGCAGGCGTTCTTGGATATGGCGGCAATTGACCCGACCTTCTTAGAGCAAGGCAAGGATATCATGCTCAAGAATCTATCGGTTCCAGGTATGGACCAGATGGCTGAACGAGCTAGAACCCAAATGCTTGAAGCGGGTATGATACCCGAATCGCAATGGACTGATGAAGAACGCCAACAAATCGAGCAGATGCAAGCAGAGCAAGCCAATCAAGAGCCAGTTGAGGATCCGATGATGGTGGCAGCTAGGGCCGAAGAAGGTAAAGCACAAGCAGCACAGATGGAAGCACAGAACAAGCAGCAACAGGTACAGGTTGACGCGCAGATTAAAATGGCAGGCGTACAGGTTGACCAAGAGCGCATTAACCTTGAGCGTGAGAAACTACAGCTTGACGCTCAGAAGTTTATGAAGGGCCAAGACGATAAGTTTAACCTAGCTGCAGCACAGATTGACCAAGGGCAGCAGAAGATTGATCAAGCCACTCAGAAGATGATGAACGATATGGCGCTCAAACTGACAGAGTTAGAGGCGCAAGTCGGTCAACAGCTCAACAGTGAAGTACAAGCCAATATGTTGACGTTTGACCCTAAGACTGGGGACTTTGTAAATGCAGCCAGTTAATGTTCTAGGGGTGAGTAACCCCATGCAATTCCCTGATGACATGGATATCAATGATATCCGTGACTTTCTGCGCAAAAAGTTTACTAAGCA